ACTGCTTTGGCTTCTTACCTTACTCAGGTTGAACTGAAAGCTTCAGCTAACGACATCACTACTACCTCTTTCGGCTCAACTTGGGTTACTCGTGTTGCAGGTCTAAAGGAAGGTTCTCTAACTTTGCAGTTCAATCAGGATTATGCTGCTACTGCTGTTGATGCGACTCTTTGGCCTTTTCTTGGAACTTCTGCGACTGTTGTTATCAAGCCAACTTCAACTGCAACTTCTGCTAACGAATCCGGCCTACACGGCGATTTGTTTGGTGACTGATTTGACTCCTGTTTCTGGTCAGATTGGTGACTTGGCTACCTTCAGTGTTACCTGGCCTACAACTGGTACAGTTTCTCGCGCAACTGCCTAATCTTTCGGCTAGAGTGATTGTATGAATCAGATAATTCTTACAATCAATTTCAACGATGGCACAAGCTACGAAGTTAAGACTTCTGCTGGCGATATAGTCAAATGGGAAGCCCACTTTGATTTAGGTATCGACAAACTCGAAAAGGTAACTCACCTGCTTTATTTGGCGTGGCTTGCTGTTGTCCGCTTAAAGAAAACTAGCGATACTTTTGATGGCTGGATTGATGGTGTTTCGGATGTGCAGGTTTCTGACCCAAAAGATACAACAGTTTAGGCATTGATTCACATCATTGGCTGATTGCTAATCTTTCGGTTGCAACCGGTATAGCTCCGTCAGTTTTGCTTCAGGAATCAGATCGGATGTTGAATACTATGTTGTTTGCTCTAAGACATCAAAGGGGCGGTAATGAATAGCGATGTTGTCTTTGATGTTAAAGGTCTAATCAAGGATTTAGAAGCATTAGAGCCTGGACTGAAGAAGCAACTTGTTAGAGATTCTAAAGATGTTGCTAAACCTATTGCTTCTGTAATCAAGTCCACTATTCCAACTGTTGCTCCGCTTTCGGGTATGCAGGGGAATGGTCGTGTTTCTTGGGGGGCAGGTAAGCCTGCCAACGCTGTTTCTGTAAGGTTTAGAACTGGTCGTTCTAGGATTCGTGCTATCACGCCTTTGGTTGCGATTTGGGTTACTTCCCCTATGACTGCTATCGCTGATGTTGCTGGTAAAGGTAACATGCGTAAAGCTAAACCTGTTACTAGAGAATACGATTACAAGGGCGGTAGGCGTTCACATAGGGTTTCTTCTCAGGGTGAAACTATGATTCGCAGATTGAAGTCTAAGGGTCTAAATAATTTTATTTATCCGCAGGTTGAGCAAACTCTGCCTGATGCGGAGCGTGAAGTAAAATTAGTTATTGACCGCTATGCAGCTAAAGTGAACAGGAAACTCAACTAATGTCCGTAATCGTAAAACTCTTATCGAAGTTTGATGATTCTGGAATCCGTAAAGCTAAGGGTTCTTTTGGGGGTTTAGGTAAGGCTCTTGGTGCTGTTGGTATAGGTATTGGTATTAGCCAGATCACTGATTTGTTGATGGATTCGGCTAAGGCTGCTTCTGCTGACCAAAAGTCCACTCAGTTGTTGAATACTCAGTTGAAGAAAAATGCTGGTGCGACTAAAACTCAGATTGCTAATGCCGGTAAGTTTGTCGAAAAGTTAAGTCTCCAAACGGGAATTATGGATGACGATTTGAGACCGAGTTTTGGCAGGTTAGCGAGAGCCACTGGGGATACTAAGAAGGCTCAAGATCTTCTAAGTTTGTCTCTTGATGCTGCAACTGTGGCAGGTAAACCGCTTGATACTGTTTCGCAAGCTATGGCTAAGGCTTTCAACGGCAATACTACTTCTCTTATCAAGATGTTCCCTGAGTTGAAGAAGTCTAAGGATTTGTTTGGCGATTTGGCTCAAGAAGTTGGTGGTGCAGCGATTCAACAGGCTGATCCTTTCATGAAGTTCAATAACAGTATGGACATTTTGAAAGAGAAACTTGGTAACGCTGTTCTGCCTTTGATTTCTGATTTTGTTGATTACATTAGCAAGCCTGGTGGTGTCGTTGATCAGGTTGGTAAGTTCCTTGATGATTTGAGCAACCCTAAGAGCGAACCTGGCAAGATGTTTACGGACATCAAGAACGCGGTGAAGGATGCTTTCGGCTCTGTAAAAGATTTCTTTGCTTTGTTCGGTAATGGTGATGCGATGAAGGGTTTCGCTAATGTTGCAGGTTCTTTAGTAAAAGCGTTGCCTGCTTTGATTGCTCTAAAGGGTATTTTGATGTTGGCTAGTGCAGGTAAGTCAATTGCTAATCTTGCTCAAGCTGTTGGTTTGATTCAAGCTAAGAGTGCTGCTAATGCTTTGCCAGGAGTGGCCGGTGCAGGTATTGCTTCAGTTGCGATTATGAGTATTGCTGCTATTGCTTTGACTCAGTTTGCTGCTGCGGTTGCTACTGGTATGGCTGATGCTTCAGTTAAAGCAAAACTTGCAGAAAAGGGTTTGCAGGCAACTGTTACAACATCAGTTTTCTCAGGTTCGGGTGGTCAAACTATGAGCATCCCTACTACTGGTGATGTTCATGACTTATTTGGTTTCAAGGCTGCTGCCGCTGCTGCTGGTCGCTCTAACACTATTTTCAATATCACTCTTACTAATGCTGATCCTAAAGCCACTGTTGATGCTATCTCTAAGTATGTGAAGCAGTATGGTGCTTTGCCATCAATTTTGCTTACTGGTAAAGCAGGAAGATAATGGCTTTACCTTCCTACACTGTTTATCTCAGCTTTGGTTCTTCAGGTTCTATTGACGTTACTTCTTATGTAACAAACGTGAACATTAGTCGCGGTTCTAGTCGCGTTTATGATGATGTGCAACCTGGTTCAATCTCAGTGAACTTCAACAACTTTGATAACACTTTCAATCCTTTCAACACTAGCTCGATTCTTTACTATGGGGCTGGTGGCTATACCGTTGTTCAACCTAATGCGAAGGTTCGTATTTTTGCTGGTGCAAACATTATTTTCACTGGTTGGGTGCAGTCATGGGCTTATGCGAATGATGAGAAGGGTCTTTATCCGACTGCTTCTTTGACTGCGACTGATGGTTTAGCAGTTTTAGGTAACGCTACTTTCAACCCTGCCCTTATCACTGCGAATAACACTGCCACTTTGGCTCAGTCTCGTATTGCTGCTGCGACTGCTGCTTGGGGTGGAACAACTGTTGCGCTCAGCTATTATTCGGGTAGGACTCCGCTTGTCCCTGATTTGTTTGACCAAAATAACACTGTTCTAAGTTATTTGCAGAATGTTGCTAGAACTGAGCCGTTCAACTTCTTTGGTAAGAAGGATGGTGATGCGAAGATAACTGACCGCACTTTGACTACTGGTGTTTATACTTTGGGTACGCCTGTATTCAATTATCATTTGACTGCTGGCTGGTATAACGGAACAGCAACCGACATGACTAACTGGTATTTTGGTGGTACTGCTCCAGGTTGGGGTGGAAGCGTTGTATCTAACTCTTCTTTTCCTAGCGAATATTTGATTGCATCTTCTACCGATAATGGTGGTGGTGTTGACCTAGTTGATTACCTTGAAAAAGATGCTACAAAATACAAACGCGATCAACCTTATTCTTTATCTTTCTATACGAATCTTACTGATGGCCAAGCGTACCTTTACCTAAAATACGTTTATGTAAATGGTGCTTCAACTGTTACTAGAGTAACTGGTTCAACAGCTTTTACTTTCTCTGGTGGCTGGAATAAAGTCACTATCAATAACGTTTCTTCAACTGCTACCGGTAATGCTGGAATCGTAAATGCTTTAGAGTTTTATTGTTATTCCAATCTTGGTTCTTTTCAGATAAAAGATTTGATTATTACTCCTGCAAGCTCAGTGCCAACAGTTTATTTTGATGGTGAACGCTATCAGCAAGCAACAGATTATCTAAACGATCAGATGATTGTTGCTACTGGTTGGACTGGGGCGGAACGTAACTCTTCTAGTGTTTATTTGACTAAGACTGCTACTGGTGGAACAGCAACTCTTCCTGCTTATGAAGTGTTTGGGGATTCGTATGGTACTGCGGTTGTTGGTACGGCTATTCCTATCGCTGATTTGCATGTTGCTTACACTGCCGACCAGTTCTATAATGCGGTGACTGTTGTTCGTGCTTCTGGCGGTACAGCGGTCAAGAATAATACTGCTTCTCAGGCTCTCTACAATATTCGTTCTTACGCTCAATCTGATTCGCTAAGTATTTCTCCTGCTCGTTCCACTGCTTTTGCTTCTGAAGTTATCGGCCAATATGGTATCCCCGACTATGTTTTGACGAGCTTAGATGTGCAGATGGAAACTCTCTCAACTGCCTACCAGAACAGGGTTACAGCTTTAGAGTTATTTGACATTATTCGCGTAATTTATAGGCCTTATGGTGCTTCCGCAAACATTGATAAGACTTACCAGGTCATTAGTATCAATCACGATATTGGTTTAGAGTCTCATGTTGTTTCTTTTGGTTTGGCAACACTCAATTCAGGTGTTTTCTTGAACTCAACTTATCTGGCTGTTTTGGACAGTCAGAGGGTTGTCTAATTAGGCGATAAACTAGGGTTTTAGGAGAATCTATTTATGACTTTGAAAACGTGGGCTATCGGTGATGTTCTTACCGCAGCAGATCTAAATACTTATGTTTCGCAGCAGGTTGTTGGAACTTTTGGTTCTTCTGCTATTCGTGCAACTGCTATTGCTACTGCTGTTAATGGTCAGCTCGCTTACCTTACTGATAAAGATCATATTGAACATTATGATGGGGCTACCTGGCAACCTTTGCCGGCTGCTGTTTATGCTTTCTCTGCGACTGGGCCTTCTACTGCTGTTGCTGCTGGTTCTTCTGCTCTTGTTAGCGTTGTTTTGCCTGTTTCTCGTTTCACTACTGCCCCAATTATTGTTGGGTTGAGTACTTCGGGAGCGTATTTCACTCCTGTTGTGAACGCTGTTACTACTGGTACTGCAACTATTGCTTTGGTCAATAATGGTGCTGTTTCGCAACCGCAAACTC